TTTTGGCTGCGATAGCTACGATATATCAGGTACCGTCGATGGCGTCGGCTCCAAAGGTGCACTCCATGGATTAACTAGGTTTAGCATGGAGGACGCTCCTGCTAACCAGTTCTTCTTAGAATACTTAGCTAGACCACAAACTGCAGAGATATTCTTTGAAGACGTTCTAATGGCGTTAGTATTTTATGGGATGCCTATACTTGCAGAGAACAACAAACCTCGTCTATTGTATTATTTACGAAGACGTGGTTACAGAGGTTTTAGTATGAATAGACCTGATAAAATATGGAATAAATTATCTACAGCTGAAAAAGAAATAGGTGGCATACCTAACTCAAGTGAGGATATAAAGCAAGCTCACGCTGCTGCTATTGAAATGTATATACAAGATCACGTTGGTATGAAACAAGATGGGACTTTTGGTAGTTGTTATTTTAATGAATTACTAAACGACTGGGCTAAGTTTGACATAAACAAAAGAACAAAGCATGATGCGTCTATAAGCTCTGGTTTAGCTATAATGGCTAACAACAGACATTTGTACAGACCAAATGCAAAGGTTGAAAAACCTAAACTAAATATAAATATTGCTAGGTACACAAACAAAGGCAATGCGTCTAAATTAATTAAAGAATAAATATGATTACAAAAAGTTATTTTCCTTCTCAAGTTGTAAGCGACCTGGAAAAAATGAGCTATGATTATGGTTTAAAAGTAGCTAAAGCTATTGAAGCTGAATGGTTTTATACTGAGAGAGGTACTAACAGGTATATAAGTAACCACAATAATTTTCATAATTTAAGGCTGTACGCTAGAGGTGAACAATCAATACAAAAATATAAGGACGAGTTATCTATAAATGGTGATTTGTCATATCTTAATTTAGACTGGAAACCAGTACCTATTATACCTAAATTTGTAGATATAGTTGTAAACGGTATTGCAGAAAGAACATATGATGTAAAAGCTTACTCACAAGATCCTTACGGTGTAGAAAAACGTACAGAGTATATGGAGTCTATACTGTCTGACATGAGATCAAAAGAATTAAACGATTATGCAGCTGAAGCTTTTGGTATTGACATGTATGAAAACAACCCTAAAACATTACCCGGTTCTGAAGAAGAACTAGCACTACACATGCAATTAACTTATAAGCAAGCTGTAGAGATAGCAGAAGAACAAGCTATAAACGTTTTGCTCGAAGGTAGTAAATACGAATTAATTAAAAAACAATTTTATTACGATCTTACAGTTTTAGGTATAGGCGCTGTAAAAACATCTTTTAACACATCTGAGGGTGTTGTTGTTAATTATGTTGATCCTACTGATTTAGTATACTCATATACTGAATCACCATATTTTGATGACATATACTACGTTGGTGAGGTAAAGTCTATACCAATAAATGAGCTTGTAAAACAATTTCCACATTTACAACATGAAGATTTAGAAGATATAGTTAAAAACAAAAACTACCACAAATCTAACTACAACCAAGGTCACAACGAAAACGATCAAGACATTAACAAAGTTCAAGTTTTATATTTTAATTATAAAACCTATATGAACGAGGTTTATAAAGTAAAAGAAACTGGTAGTGGTGCTGATAAAATATTGTCAAAAGACGATACATTTAACCCGCCAGAAGATTCAAGTAATTTTGGAAAACTACACAGGTCAATAGAATGCTTGTATGATGGGGCTATTATACTAGGCACTGACAAACTGCTTAAATGGGAAATGGCTAAAAACATGATGCGCCCTAAAAGTGATTTTACTAAAGTTAAAATGAACTATGCTATTGTTGCTCCACGCATGTATAAAGGCCGTATAGAATCTTTAGTACAACGCGTTACTGGCTTTGCTGATATGATACAGCTAACACACTTAAAGCTACAACAAGTATTATCACGTATGGTACCAGACGGTGTTTATTTAGATGCTGATGGTTTAGCTGAAATAGATTTGGGTAACGGAACAAACTACAACCCGCAAGAAGCTTTAAATATGTTTTTCCAAACAGGTTCTGTTATTGGACGAAGTTTCACTTCTGAAGGTGATATGAACCCGGGTAAAGTGCCAATACAAGAAATACAATCAGGTTCTGGTGGCCAAAAAATGCAAAGTTTAATTGCTACATACAATTATTACTTGCAAATGATAAGAGATACTACCGGGCTTAATGAAGCAAGAGATGGTAGTATGCCAGACAAAAACGCTTTAGTAGGTGTTCAGAAACTAGCTGCAGCAAATAGTAATACAGCAACAAGACATATATTGCAAGCTGGTTTGTATTTAACAGCTCAAGCGGCAGAATGTTTATCACTTAGAATATCTGATATTATAGAATACTCTCCAACTAAAAATGCTTTCATACAGGCTATTGGAGCTCACAATGTTGCTACTCTTGAAGAAATGCAAAATTTACATTTGTATGATTTTGGTATATTTATAGAATTAATGCCAGATGAAGAAGAGAAGGCAATGTTAGAACAAAATATACAAATGGCTTTACAACAACAACTAATAGAATTAACGGATGCTATTGACCTTAGAGAAATTAAAAACGTAAAGCTAGCTAATCAATTATTAAAAATACGAAGAAAGCAAAAATTAGAAAGAGACCAAGCTATGGCTCAACAAAACATACAGGCGCAAGCAAATGCCAACATGCAGACGCAACAGGCATCTGCACAGCTTGAAGTTCAAAAAGAACAAGCTAAGTCACAAGCAGAAGCTCAACTTGAGCAAATAAAAGCACAACTTGAAGCTCAAAAGCAAGCGCAAGAAGTTGAGTATAAAAAAGAATTAATGGCTTTAGAGTTTCAAATGAATATGCAACTTAAGCAAATGGAAACTCAAAACATTAAAAACAAAGAAAAAGAAAAAGAAGATCGTAAAGACGAAAGAACTAGAATACAAGCGTCACAACAAAGTGAGCTTATAGATCAAAGAAAAAGTGAAAAACCACCTAAAAACTTTGAGTCCGCAGGTAATGATATATTAGGTGGCGGATTTGATTTAGGTAGTTTTGACCCTAGATAACAATTATTAATTATTATTATATTATATTATGGCAAAAAAGAAAACAGAAGAAGTAGTCGAAAAAGCTACTGAAGACAACGTAACAAAAGTTGATCTTAAACAAACAAAAAAAGATGATGAACTCATCAAAGTAAATTTAGACAAACCACCAACACCAAAAGAAGATGAAGTTAAAGAAGATAACGCTGACGACAGCGGAGTGGTTGAGCTCGTTAAAGATGCCGACACCACAGAAAAACAAGAAGAAGTACAACCGGAAGCTGAAGCACAAGAAACTCCAGTGTTAGAAGAAATTACTGAAGAGGAGGTTAAAGAACAAGTAGAAGATTTAGCTGAACAAGCTCAAGAAGCCATGTTAGAATCTGCTGAAACTGGCAAAGCTTTACCTGAGAATTTACAAAAAGTTGTAGATTTTATGGAAGAAACTGGTGGTAGCTTAGAAGACTACGTACGTCTTAACCAAGATTATTCTAGTTATGATGATATGACAGTATTAAGAGAATACTATAAACAAACAAAATCTCACTTAACAGACGATGAAATTAGTTTTTTAATGGAAGACTCGTTTTCATACGATGAAGAAGAAGATGATGAAAGAGAGATTAAAAAGAAAAAAATAGCGTTAAAAGAGCAAGTTGCCAACGCTAAAAGCCACTTGGACGGGCAAAAGTCCAAATACTATGAGGAAATTAAAGCTGGTTCTAGGTTAACTACCGAGCAACAAAAAGCAATTAACTTTTTTAATAGATATAACAAAGAGTCGGAAGAAACTCAAAAAATAGCGGAAAAACAAACTAACACTTTTAAATTAAAAACACAACAAGTTTTTAACGATAAATTCAAAGGTTTTGAATACAACGTCGGAGATAAGAGGTATAGGTTTAATGTGAAAAATGCTAATGAAGTAAAAGAAACCCAAGGTGATATTAATAATTTTGTCAAGAAGTTCTTGAATGAAAATAATGAAATGTCAGATGCTAAAGGTTATCATAAATCTTTATTTACAGCAATGAATCCCGACGCTATTGCTAATCACTTTTATGAACAAGGAAAAGCTGATGCTATGAAAGATAGTGTTGCTAAGGCTAAAAACGTAAGTATGGACCCTAGGCAATCATTTTCTAACGATAACACAAGTGGCCCTAAAGTAAGAGTGCTTAACAATGATACTTCTCCAACTTTTAAATTTAAAATCAAAAATAAATAATTAATTTAAAAAAACAAAATTATGTCAATTACTGCTGGATCTAATTTGAATAGTGTTCCTGCCCAAAGGCAACAAACATTATCTACAAATTACTTAGACCTAAACAGCTCTGCTGGTTGGGCACAACAATACTTACCAGATCTTATGGAGAAAGAAGCTGAAGTTTTCGGACCGAGAACTATTTCAGGATTTCTTTCACAAGTAGGAGCTGAAGAAGCGATGACTGCTGACCAAGTTATTTGGTCTGAGCAAGGTCGTTTACATTTATCTTACAAAGGTGATATAGACACTAACAACATTATTACTATCCAAACGGATATTGATGGTAATGCAATATCTGCAGCTACAGATCACGGTATCAGAATAAATGATACAGTTATTGTATCAACTGTTACTGGAATTTTTAAAGCTATTGTAACTACTGTTAGTTCTTTAAACATTACTGTTGCAACTTACGATGGTAGCACTATTCCAACTTCTGGAAACACTTTAGATGGTGGAACTACTATATTAGTTTATGGTTCTGAATTTGCTAAAGGTACTGGTTATAACGCTGCTGGCGCTGCAACTACAGAAACAAGAGGAGCTAACGAGCCACAGTTCAAAACTTTCTCTAACAAGCCAATTATAATGAAAGATTATTACGAAGTTTCAGGTTCTGATGCTTCAAGAATTGGTTGGGTTGAAGTTTCTACTGAAGGTGGTCAAGGAGGTTACTTATGGTACTTAAAAGCTGAGTCTGATACTAGAGCTCGTTTTAATGACTACATTGAAATGGCAATGTTAGAAAGTGAAATTGGTTCTGATAACGCTCACACGTTAGGTGCTGGTGCTTCTGGTGCTGCTCACGGAGTTGATGCACACCTTGGTTTAGCAACAGGTGCTAATACTGGTACTGAAGGTTTATTTGCTGCTGTTGAAGACAGAGGTAACGTAACTACTGGTGTAACTGGTGTTAACGCTGCTACTGATTTAGCTGAATTTGATGCTATCTTAGCAGAATTTGATAAGCAAGGTGC